GTTAACGCCATAGAGCAACTCAGCCATACCAGTGCCATAAATGCGTCCGGCCACTGGGGTGTACACAGCAGACACGAAGGGGCGTTTGCCATGCGGGAAAATCTCGTCATGATATTCCATGCCCGCGATGGATCGAATAATCTCCGGCATGAAGTAGACCACATTAATAGGATTGGCATCATCATCTGCATAGTCCTCCGTGTAAATCTCCCAGACCATGATAAGGTTCGGGTCAATCTGTCCGTCGGAGCTGGTCATGCGATTGCCCGCATTACCGTCAATGCCCGCCACCAAGTCCTTCTGGGCTTGGATGTCGCTCTTGGAATCGCCCAAGCGGGAGTTGGCTTTCAGCGTGGCCAGATCTTTCTTGGTGATGCTCCACTGCTTGGACTTGACAAGTTGCTCGATTTCGCGATAAGAGTACCACGTCTTGTGGGCCACCCATTTAGCTTCTTGCAATGTGGGTGCCCGGAAGGGGAACACCAGATCGTCGATCTCGACAAGGTCCACTAACGGGGACTCGTGTTCGATGATGTCGCGGAATACCCGGACACCTACTTGGTCTACACGGCCAGTCTCGAAGAGTTCGACCTTGCCCTCATAGTTGCGCCCACCCTCGGTGAACTTGACCTTGATGGTGCTTTCGTCGATCTTAGTATAATCGTAGAGTGTCTGCTCGATGTCGCCCAACCCAAAGATCTCTTTGAGGAGGTCGCCCAAGGGACGCTGTACGCGCTGGCCCTCGATGTCCACGGTGGACTCAAGGTGGTGGATCTCCACAGCCCGGCGCACTTTTCGTTCCCAGCGGATCTTGGCAAATGCCGTACCGTCGATGAACATGTTGCGCAGGAAGTTCTCGAAGTTCATATAGAAGTTCGGGATGTCATTGCGGAAACTCCAGCTCAGGAAGTTCTCGATGTTCTTTGTTTGCTCTTGCCCAAACTCACTGCCTCCCGGACGGGTGACATTGACAAAGGGGTTGGCACGCCACATGGCAGACAATACCTTGGGGGTGGCGATCTCCACCTTCTCGGTGATCACTGGGACATGCAGGTTGGCCGCACCTTCCCATGGGCCATCCTCAGCCTCGGCATCAAAGCCACCGGGCTCTTTGTAATATAGCTCGCGGCACTCAAGCACCTTGGACATGATGTCTTCGCGCTCACCTGTCTCGGCTTTTTTAATTTCATCGTCAAAGTATTCTCCCCTAGCCTTGCGCCATTTGGGAGTTTTTGTTACAGCCATTATGTCATTCCTTTGAGTATGCCCATAAGGCCGTGATAGGTGGCCTTGGTAACTGCCATGTACCTGATGCAGTCCATGCAGTCGTCATTCGTTTTATGCGTCACGTCCCGAGAGTCTGCCCCAGATAGTTTGCTCTGCGATGTGGCAGGCGACCAAATGTAGTTCGCGAACTCGTGCATCACTCGGCGGCACGTGTTGAACACAATCAGTTGTGGGCCTTGAGTCCACTCGAAGCTTGGGTCAAAGGTCAGCATCTCGCGCACTGCGTTGATGCCGCCAATGAAGTCTGTCTTGGTCGCGTTCATTACATACAGGTCTTCGTTGCGCAAAGCCTGCGATGTGCTGTACCCAGATGTTTTCTCCATCTTGTTGCCAGCGGTGTCGATGATTCTAAAAGCCACGCGCTCTGTCTTGCTCGTCATGAACCACGAGCCGTCTTCGCGTTGGTGCCAGCCCTCGGCCCCCTTGACCCAGTTGGCCACCTGCTTGATGGTCCTGAGGTTCTTATCATAGAGGTCGCGGTACACGTACCACTTGTTGTCTGGGCTGATGGCGATCCACACAGCGGCCATAGGCTTCTGCTCAGCGGGATCAAAGCACATGATGCGCGGCCAGTTGTCCGGGATAGTGAACGGGTCCACACAGTACGGCGGGGCCGTCTGGAACTCTTTGTACACTGCACCAGCCAAATGCTTAGGTCGCCCGTATACGCGAGCCTCGACCTCATCAGCAGGTAAGTCTGCGATGAAGGAGTCTACGGCGCTGTCGGGCAGAAACCCACCACGGCTCTTGCGGTTGTCTTGAATGCTCAGGGAGATAAGTTCGTGGTTTTCGCCGGTTTCGTCGTGATTAGCTTTGGTCATCAGCTCGGCCATGAAGTAGGAGGCTTTGAGAGGGGTGGCGGTAATCCACGAGATCCCATCAAAATCAACCAGACCGCGCTTGATGGCGATCCAGAAGGTTTCCTTTGGTGGTTCATCACATGAGAACCAGTGGCCGTTTGGGCCTTCCAAGGCGTCGATGTTCATTTGCTGGCTGTACACGTAGCAGACGCTACCGTTCTTAAACTTAACAGATGTGGGCTGGCCCAGATTATTCGTCTTAACTTTGCCCCAATCCTTGGGCAACCATTCCTTCATCTTGTTGATGAAGATCATGCGCCCGGAGGTGTTGAGACTTTCCACGAGGTGGAAGCCAATGTTGGGTACTGGCATGGGGGTGCCGTCGCCCAACCGAACTATGTGATCTGGGTGATCTTTTGGCAACCAAGGGCGAATGCCTTGGGAGCATGCAATCAACTCCATGACACCGGAGACAGATTTGCCTGATCGGTTCGACCCGAACACGTAGCGATTACGTGCGCGGCTGGAGAAGAATTTGCCTTGGTTCCCGATGGGCTTGTAGAAAAGTATCGGGTGGGTTTTCTTGAGTTTGGCCATCTTGTCCAGATGGGCCTTCATTTTCTTTAACCGATCAAGCTCTTGCTCTTGTTCGTGCGCATCCATAAGTCCTCCCGATGCTTGGCAGGGGGCCAGCGTTAGCCAGCCCCCTTGTCTGTTAGCCTACGCTCTTGATAATTCCACGAGGATCAGAAGCACCGATACCGGAACGGAAAGTCATTCCCTGTTCCACGATACCACGATTGTCATCGTAGTCATTCCATGAGTTACCAGCTTCGCGAGTGTACCAGTTCAAGCCATGAGTAGTGGCTTGCACAAACCAATCAGCAGTGTCAGTCAGATATGGGCTGACCACTACGCTGAGGTTCTGGCGAGACATCATGTTGATGTCGTTGTTGTTGCTACCCAGAGTCTGAGGAGTACCCAGAATCTTGGCTACAGTCCATTCCAACTGCTGAGGAACGATAATGCGGGCGGCCATCTGGTGGATGGGGAAACCGCGATCATCGTGCATGGTCTTGAGTGCTGTCAGAGCAGACTCAAGAGTAGTCTCAGTCAAGGCACCAGCCAGTTGGTTGAAATAGGTGCCACCTTGAAGGTTGGAGTGTGGAGTACCAGTAGGTGCAAACAATGCGACACCGTCTGGGGTCAAGTGAGAGGTAGAGTTCAGGATGTCGTGACCCAGAATCTCTTTGGTGTTATCGGCGCTGACACGAATGTCATTACCAATACCGGCCAAGATCTTAGCGGCTTCGGAGAAACCCGAGCTGTCTTCCAAGGTAAGGCGACTGGTGGGTACGCGCTTTGCATACTCAATCATCGCGATGCGCATTTGGGGACCGATCAGGTAGTTGTCTTCGGCCTGTTCGCCGATCTCGCTTTTAATCTCGAATGCTCCGAGAGTACTGCGAGTAGCGATATCTTCCCAACCAGAGGTAGCGGTCTTCTGGTTGAGGAACTGTCCTGCCATAGCTGGGAACGCTTCAAAGTCCCCGCCAATTACTTCGTTCAAGAAAGGAGTAAGCTCTTTCACAAACGGATCAAGTTGACTTCTGAGAATAGCCATTAGTTATTTCCTTTCTTATGTGTCAAGGTCGAAGGCACCACTGAGTTGGAGGGCGTTGATTTTAACTTTGATCCAGAAGTTGTCAGTTCCAGTAGGAGCAACGGTGTCCCGCAGTCCCCAGAAAGTTAAATAGGTCTTCACGGTGTAGGTTGCGGTAGCGGGACTACCATCAACAACGCCGTTGCTTTTCCGTACAGTGGCACTGCCTGCGTTTGATACCATGATCATACGCTTGCCAAAGTCAGTGATGTCCATTTGCTCATCAGAGAGAGCATCGTAGACCATCTCAGGGTCTACACAGACAGTTGCTTTTGCGAGTACGGAT